GTAGTTTCTAAAATCAAACTCTAGTTCTCCACCACTATATTCTGAACCATCTGTTAACTGACAAGTCATAGATAGTTTTCTAATTCTTCCGTGTTCTGGATGATTAAGATCTTTTCTGTCATAAGGTTTATCCCAACTATCACAATGCCAATCATAGTATTGGTTGTGTTTATATTTTGTAAATTGACAAGATTCACTTCTTTCCCAATCAAAATTCCAACCTGCATTTTTATTTGCTTCGTGAACATATGGGTGTAATTCTTTATATATCCAAGTATCATTAAGCCATACTAAATCAGAGTTTCTTTTTTTTTTTAAATCTAATACTTCTTGTTTTTTTAATTTTCTATTACCATAACCACCTGTTCTAGCCATAACTTCTTTTTGATTATTAGCATATTTAATAACTTCATCACAAAATCTAGGGGTTAAGGCAGATTTAAAATACCAATAATAATTAGATATATTCATACGTTATAGTTTGTACAAAATTTAAACTATCCTTTTGATTATTAGTTAAGTAATACATATTGGTTGATGGAAATATTATAAATTTATTATTTTCTAAAGGTATATCCCAACTTCTTCCTTTTCTTCTGTTATCTTCATAATGTATTCTAACCATACATTTATTTACTTTTATGCCATATAAACAAGTATAATCAGGTGAGTTTTTTAAATCTATAGGATTTATGTTGAGCAAAGGAACAGTAGTTTCATTAGGTTTATAAATATTTCCCCATGTTTGTTTGTTAATTAAATTAATATTATATTCTACATTCACATGATCTCTAATAAATGTATTTAACATATCCCAAGTTTTTGAAAATGGAAATTCTGAATCAGTTATTTGTGATTGTAAAGTATCTGTAAATAATTTATCTCTGTCTATTTCAAAACCTTTAGGCATTGAAACATCACCATAAATTAAATGTACTTCTGATAAAACTTTTTTATGTATACCACCACCCATAATAAATTATGTTATTGCATCTACTAGATCCCAAGATTGTTCATCTTCGTTCCAGTCATAAACCCATCTATGTGTTCCTGCTTCGTTTTGTAAAGTTTGTTCATCAGTTAAATCTGGTGCATCTCCGATTGGTGATTTCCAAGAAGCTGTTGCAATATGTTTTACCCAAGAAGGATAAGGTTTTTTAGACCAAAAGATTTGATTATCTTCATCCCAAGTATAACCTATACCTGCGTAGTTTCCTCTGAATGCTTTTGATTGATCTTCAGATACTACACCATTAGTATAATGTTTACCACCTTGTGTATTGTAAGATGTTTGAATCCACATTTCTGCTGTCCAATTATTATGTAATTCTAAATATTGTTGACCTACTTTTTCATCTTCAACACCATCAGCATTAAGCATATCTTTATTATCCAAAGTTAATACTTGAAGAACTTTTCCATTTAAACCTATTTTTGCAAAATGTGCCATAATTTACCTATTGAAATTTATACCTTATTATTACTATACCAGAACCACCAGCACCAGCAATTGCTCTAGAATATCTAGTTCCACCGCCACCACCACCGCCAGTATTAGTTGTTCCAGCAACTCCATTACTTGATGGTGGTGCATCTTTTCCACCATTACCACCTCCGCCAGTTCCTCCAGCACCTAAAGCTGTGTTTCCGCTTCCACCACCTCCACCAGCTCTTGCTGTTGGGGTTGCATTGATTGAAGAAGTTGCTCCTGCACCTCCTGCACCTCCACAATTACCAGGAGTATTAGCACCTACAGCAGTAGCTCCGCCACCACCAGCACCTGCATTATTAGCAGTACCTGGACCATTTCCACCATTACTACCTTGAGGTGGACTTACTGGGGGTGTGTTACCATTTCCTCCTGTTCCTGCTGGAGATCCTGGATACCCAGCCGCAGATCCACCTCCGCCACCAGATCCTCCTGCACCTGCACAAGAAGAAGGGGTTCTATCACCACCTGCTCCACCTCCTCCACCTGCTGATGTTATTGTTGAAAATATTGAATTACTACCATCATCACCTGCTTTTACATTTGGACCATTTCCATCACCTGAACAACCAGTTCTTCCAGATCCACCCCCACCAACTGTTATAGGAATAGCACCTGTTACTGCTAATCCAGTTGTAGAAGCTGTTGGGGAAGCTGTATAAGAACAAAAAGGTGATTTACTTTCTCTATAACCACCAGCTCCGCCTCCACCGCCACAATATCCACCACCATAACCAATACCACCACCGCCTCCTCCAGCGACAACCATATAAGAAACTGTATTTGAACCTGCTGCATTACCTGCACAAGAAACACAAAATGTTCCTGGACTTGTGAATGTATGAACTTTAAAATTTGTACAAACTGTTGTAACTGTTCCTCCTGTTGCTGCTATAAAAGCTGGAGCTATTCCTGTTTCAGTATCTTCTGAGTTTTGAATATTAATCCAACCTTTTGTTGAATCTACATAGATAAAAGTTGCAACTTGACCATTAACATTTAATGTTGCATCATCTGCAACTCCACCGATTTTTTCTGAACCATCAGGTGAGATTGTTAAATTATGTGTTTCAAAATTTCTTGCATAATCAGAAACTGCAACAATAGCACCAGCAGTTCCTGCTGGTAAACTCATTGTTATACCACCACTTGCATTTATAAAATAACCTTCACCATCAGATGCTGTAAAATTTCCTGTTTTTGGAGTTGTCTGCCAATTAACACCATCTACTCCTGCGGCAGCAGCTACTTTAAGACCAGATGATCTTCCTTCATTATTTTTTATTATACCTGTCATTTAAAACTACCTAGTTTGATCTAAATAAGTTACAGTAATATCAACATTAGCTGAACTTGCAGTTGCTGCACAAAGATGATCTTCATCTTCAATAACTAATCTGTCATTAAAAACAAAAGTCTCGTTTGCTCCAACAGCTTGATCAGATAAAATTTCGTAATCAGTTCCTCCACCGCCATCATCAATATAAACATCTACTGTTTCAGCAGCTCCTGCTGTTTCAGTAATAACTATTGATAAAATAGTGTAAGTATGACCATTAACTCCATTTAATAAAACAGTTTCAGAGTTTGAAACTCCTGCATTTAACGAAACTTTTAATAATTCACTTGCCATTTTATTCTCCTAGTTAAAAACCTAATACCAATGCTTTACCTGTAGTTGATATAAAGGAATTTTGAGATGGATTAGCTGCTACAGTAACTGTATCAGTTGATCCACCAGTTGTTGTTATGCCATTACCAGCAGCGATTGTCAATGTGTTACCATTAGTAATAGTTTGATTTGAGCCAGAAGTTCCAGCTAAAGTAAAGCTAGTCATATCTCCAGATCCATCAGCTCCAGAATAACTAAAATGTACACCAACGCCATCTGTGTTTGAAAATGTTCCACTTGAAACTATATGAGTTACTGTAACTTTGGTATAACCAGAAGCATCTGTTACTGAACCAGATATTTTAAATGTTGCATAAGTAGATGGTGTGCCTTCTTTAGTTACAGTTACAATTCCTCTTGCAGTTGAGTTTGTTACATCATCCCAAGATTGCACAAATCCAGATATATCTGCACCTGCATCATCTGCATCATCTACAAATAAAACTGAAACACTTGATAGTGTACCATTGTTAAAAGCAATTTTACCTGCACCTGGATCAGCATCAGAAGTTGAACTATTAAATGTCATTGATAATTGTGAGTTTGTTCCAGCAGGTCCTGTTGAACCTGTGCTTCCAGTTGATCCTGTAGCACCTGTTGAACCTGTGTCTCCTTTATTACCAGACCTTGAAAAATGTACTGATAGTTCGTCAGCAGCACTAAATGTATTGTTACTTGCTACATGAGTAACTGCTAATTTTACATATCCTGAAGCATCTGTTGAAGCACCAGTTATATTAAATCTTGCATAAGTTGATCTATCATTAATATCATAGATCATTAAATTTCCTCTAATAGTAGATGTTGAATCATCCCAAGTTAAAATATCTGTAGATACAGTTACTCCATTTGCATCATCATCATCTATATATATTGCTGTAGCAGAAGCGTATGTTCCATTGTTAAATCTTATATCTCCATCACCAGGATCTGCATCAGTAGTAGATGTATCAAATTTATAATAATATCCTGGTATTGCACCATCTTCACCAGATGCTACAAAAGAAATAAATACTCTATCATCATCAGCAAAAGTACCAGCAGTATCAATATAAACTAAAGAAACTTTTGTATAACCACTAGCATCTGTAACTGCACCAGTAACTTTAAATACCATCCAAGTATCTAAAGTATTTGTTTTTGAAATTCTTATTCTTCCTCTGTTAGTATCATTACCAGTTACATCATCCCAGCTTTGTACCCATGCTGAAACATCAGTACCATTGTATTCTAAGTCATCAATGTACATTTCAGTTGCACTAGAAATTGTTGCATTGTTTAATCTAAATTTTCCTGCTCCAGGATCTGCATCACTTGTTGTTGTTGAATATTGAAATTCAGCACTATCTCCACCAGCAGGTAAAAAGTTTGCAACTGTTGTTAAATTACCATCACTATCAAATCCTAATGCCTTAGAAGCTCTATCTGTTGCACTATCTGTAAACTCTGATGATGTAATTGTATTTGTTCTTGAAACTTTAAATGATCTATCTAATTCCTCTTGCATCTGTTGGGTCGTCATAGTTGCACGATCCAAACCCTCTTCATGAGATTCCGCAGGGAATGGATCATTAGCGATATAATCTATCGCTTGAGTTTGCGGAACAGCTCTTCTAATTACAACTGTTTCACCAGTTGCAGGAGTATTTCCAGATGTAAATGTAACATTACCACCTGACGCATCTCCAGCACCAGATACTGTGTAGTGCGTGGTTAGAGTTTTGGTTGTTTCAGTTCCTGTAGAGGATCTGATGATTACTTGTAAATCTGTGTCCGCAAAAATTTTAAAGGTATAAGCAAATACTGTTGTGCTTGAATTACCAGAGTAGGAATTTTTTACTGTAGTTGAAGATATTGTCATATTAGAAACCTTTAAATGTTGATGATGGTTTAGTCAATAAAAAATCTTGGTTGTAATCTCTCTTCATTCTTCTTTCTAATCGTCTCAAAGTGCCAGGAGACATTGTTTCCATAATTTGATACCCAATTAAATAGTCAAAAGCTGTTTTTAAATAAAACAAGTTTAAAAAAGGTATACTTGAACTAACAGCTCTATATGCTGTTCTTCCTGCTTTACCACCTTCACCTCTTATACCATATTTGATTGCTTGAACAAGATCAAAAGCAGTTAAAGGAACTGGTCCTGCAATACTACCAATAATATCACCTCCTGATCTTGTTTCATTAAACAATACATCTCCATATATACCAAGACCACCCCCTTGTAAAAAAGCTGCCATAACAGATTTTAATTTTGTTGGATCTCTTGGTGATCTGCCTTTTAATAAATCTTTAATAGTCATTGACAAATAACCTAATAATCCAGATGTAACAATTATAGCACTTAATCCAACTATACCTCTTGATATATCTTTATTTGGTCCTTTAAAATAATCTATTTCTCTACCTAATGTTTTTTGCACAATAGATAATGGAAATGCTTTAAATTGACCAAAAAATCTAATAGCTTCACCCATACCAGTTCCACTTAGATAACCTTGCGTTAATGTAGCTCTAACTCTGGCATCAGGTTCAATAACTGCATAGATTGATCTATCTAAAAGCATACCAGAAACAGATGCTTTAAATTTATCTTTTTCTATTAATATTTCTCTTTTACTTAAAGTGTCTAATCCTGTAA